CAAGCCGATCAGTTGGTGTACGTCGTGTTGGGCGAGAGCGCCACGCCAAGCTGGCCGCTGACGGCCCGGAGGACACCCTTGGAAGCGGCATCCCACGGAGCCTGCTCGCCCTTGGAGAGCCGAGCCACGGTGTAGATCGACCCGGTGGCTTGGCCGGTTGCCAGAACGCGGAGATAGCGGCCGGACTGCCCCTTGAGGTCGATGTCGAACCGGATGTCGTTGTCCGAGGTGGTGTTGGCAGGGTTCGGGATGGTGAACCCGCCGCTGCCACCGCCGACGAACGCCGTGATGTCGCTGTAGGTCGTCCCGTCCCCCTGCTGGAGCTTGAGGACCGTGGCGACAGCCGAGTTTGTCCCGGCAGCGGCCACCTTCTCGAACACGACGTCGATCGACACGTGGCCGAAGCCGAGCGTGTCGATCACGGGGGAGTGGGTCTGGCTGGACGTCAGGTTCTCGTCCAACTGGGCAAACGTCTTGGAAGCCGAGACGAAGTTCACGGGGATGCTCCTGCGGGTGGCGGTCGTGGACGGGGATGCGGTGTGCGATTCCGCCGGGGGAGGGGAGGGCGACCCCTCCCCCGGCGTCAGGTCACTCAGGCAGCGAACTTGAGGGCCACGACAGGTCCGGCCTTCGTGGACGAGCCGACGTCGTGGCAGACCATCGAGGCGCGAGTCGTGGCGAACGTGAAGGTCTGATCGTATTCCATGTAGCGATCGGTGCTGGTCTTGAGGGCCACGGCCCGACGATCGCCGAACGAAGCGGCCTGCGAAAGATCGCCGAACACGCAGGCGATCTTGTTGGCCGTGCCGGTCAGGTCGCCCAGCATCGACACGACTTGGACCACCGGGTAGCCAAGGAACGTCTCGGGCATCGCGGTGGCCGCGTCACCCTTGGCGTTGCCAGAGAGCGTCACCGACAGCCGAGCCATCGCCGCAGCCCACCCAGCCGGACTGATGTACCACTTCGCGTTCCGGCGAGCATAGACCGGGAGCCTCGCCAGCATGGAGGTGAAGTCGGGCATGGTCAGGGTGTCGAACGTGTTGCGGCTGGTGCCAGCCGTCACGATGCCCTTGTTGCTCGCCACGTTGGTGATCGCGCTCACGATCCCCACCGTGCCGTGGTAAGCGGGCGAGCCATCACCGATGAACCCGGCGTCGTCGAACGCGACCGCGAAGGCGTAGGCCGTTTCGAACGCCAGTTCGTCAGCCAGCGAGATGGGGCTGTCCTCGATGAGCGAGTTGGGGGTGCGGTTGCCCACGCCCCACAGCTTCGCCACCATCTCGACTTGGTTGTAGACGATCTGCGACTCGGTCGGCGTGTCGTTCTCCCCGATCGGGATGGCCGACAGACCGCCGACCCGACGCGGCATGAACATCTGGTCGGACGTCATCTTCCGACGCTTCGCCTCGCGGGGGAACACGCCATAGTCCTCCAGCAGCCGGATCACCTCGTTGGCGAACTCCGGGGCGACGAGAACACCGCCAAGCTCGTTGACCGAGCCGGACTGCGCCCGCACCTCATGCTCGATGCACCACCGACGAGCCTCGGCGTCACCGAACACGTAGCCGCGAAGGTGCATCCCGGCCCGCAAGGCCCGCTCCTCGGCGTTCGGCCCCTGGAAGTGCTTGAGCCGACCGTGTGCCTTCGGCACGGCGGGGATCGACCGCCGCTCGGGCTGCTTGCTGGCGTTCGTCTCGCCATCGCCGGTGCTGGCGGTGTCGTTCGCAGGCTTGCTGGCCGGAGCGCCACGGTCGATGATCGACCGCAGTTCGGCTTGACGCGCGTCCATGCGCTTGTGGAACTCGACCCGCTCCTTGATCTTGGCGGCTCGCTCCGACAGAGTCTCCATCTGCTTGACGGAGTCCTCGCTCATCTGCTCGCCTTCGGGGACGACGTCCTCAAGGGCGCCCATCTCCGCGAGAACGCTGGTCAGTTCATCGAGCAGTGCCTTGATCTGGGAAGACGCCACGGGGGGGACTCCTGTGCGGGTGCGGTGGTACGCGAATCGCGTCCCCCGCACTTTCTCCCCAGCCGCCCCCACCCTTGCAGTTCCGGGGCGTGTGTTTTATTACGCGCGCCTCCGCACCTCGGCTGCTGCGACGACCTGTTTGTCGGTCGCCTTGCAGCGGTCGCAGCGCAGATAGCGGACCTGACGCTCGCCGCAGCGGACGCTGCTCACCGTGACGAACCTTCCTGCCCGGCAATCCGGGCATCGGTCACCCGATCGTGCGGCCATGCTGCTTGAGAAACTCCCGGTATTCAGCCGAACGGCGAACAGGCACCGCAGCCCGCTTCGCCACTCGCGCCCGAAGGAACTGGTCGAGCGAACGCTTTGCCACCTCGACGTCAGACTCGGGGTAGGCGGGGAAGGTCGTTGGCGAGACGTCGTAGAGCGCCTCGACTTCCATGACGGTGCGGACCGAGCGGCCATCCTCGACCGTCCATCGGTCGCCGTCCGGTGCCGTGACGAACCCGAACGACGAGCCACGAACGATTCCGTCCTCGATATTCATCCGAAGGTCTTGGCCGTAGGACGTTCGCGGGAACGGGAACTCGTACCGCAGGCCACGCTCGTCCGTGACCAGCTTGAGCGTGTCAGGGTAGCGGGCCAGCGGGTAGTTGGCGTCGTGGTTCCACAGCGCGCGTGTCTCGACGCTCTGAGGCGACTTGCTACGGGAAAGCACCCGGTCAAAGGCACGCGGGTCGATCCGCTCTACGAAGTCGCCGCCTGCGTCCCGAAGGTCGAGGGACAGAATCCCAAAAACGCTGGCGTAGCCGACGCACCATTCCCGCTGGGTCACGGTGGGTTGGCCGTCAACAATGACTTCTTCGGCTCGCGTCTCGACGCGGATCGCCGGGAAAGCCACGCTTGCGTTGAGCAGCGAGCGACGTTCGATCTTCATGGTGATGCTCCTCTCGTCAGCGGCGTTCATCTGTTCCACTAGCTTGCGGCTCCACGACCATCCGGCGTCGGACCCCCACAATGCCCAAGCAATTCTCCCGTTAGAGGGAAACCCCGGCGACCCCGGCGACCAGCCTTCTCCCTGCTTGTCCGACTGATGCCGGTCGAAATACGCCTTCATCCTGCGGGCCGTCTCTGGGCTGATCTTCGTGCCGTTCGACAAGTCTCGGGCGCGAGCGATGCCGACTGCGGTTCCTCCACGGCCGAACTCGCGTCGCCACGCCAATCCCTTCTCGGCCTCGGATCGCACTCCCTTCGGAGGCGTGAAGTCGATGTGGTCGTACTTCGCCATCACAAGCTCCCTGATGTCGCGGATGCTGGCTGTACCGGCGCGGAAACGCTCGCATCGGGCTGGCTTGTGTCGCTCCCAAGAACGATCTTCGCCGCCTCCTGCCTGCTGAGCGTCGGAAACGCAACGGCAAGCAACTCAATCGCCGATGAACGGGACAGCGCCCCGGCAGAGACTTGCGACAGCACTTGGAGGACACCACCGATGTCCACGGTCGTCGCGGCGTTCTTCGCGGCGGCGGCAGCGGCGTTCGTTGCGGCCTGCTCCAGCGTCTGCATGTTCATCTGGACGAACCGCTGGTCGCCGCCGTCGACGCGGTTCTTTCCTTCGGCCGTCCTGACCTCGTTGACAGACAGCCAGCCGTCCTGCAATCCGCTGTGGTAGTAGGCAGACCGACCGGCCGCGTCCCCACGCATGAGTGCGGTCGTGTCGAACTCCGGGTAGAACCCTGCCTCACGGTCGCGGTAAGTCAACAGGTCGCGGCAGATCGTCGTCTCAAAGCGGCGAATCCACGCCATCATCGTGTAGGTCAGGAAGTCCAGACCCTGCTGCTCGATGTTGTTGTTCGTGGAGCGGTCGAGCATCCCAACCAGATGCGGAGGGACGCCCATGATCCGGCAGATTTCCTCGGCTTGAAACTTCCGCGTCTCAAGGAACTGGCTGTCGGCGTTGTTGCCCTCAAACGGGATCGGCTTGAGTCCTCCCGTCAGGATCGCCGGACGATGCGCTCTCGACGCCCCGCGATGAACCTTCTCCCACGTGTAGCGAATCTCATCCCTTGCTTCCTTGCTCAACTCGTCAGTGTCCGTGGACAGGATGATCCCCGGCCTCGCACCGTTGCCGAAGTACGCGGCACCGTGAATCTCGCACGCGCGGGCAAGGCCGATGGCGTCCTGAGACACCTCGTAGGGAACGATGCCGTTGACGCCATCGTTCGTCAGCCAGCGAAAATGCGTCACCTGTTCCTGGCGGTACGGCTGGTCCTGCCCGTTGGCGTCTTTGTAGAAGTACCCCAGCCGACCGTCCTCAAGGCGGGAGCAAGTCATGCGCGTCGGATGAAGCGGCAGGAGCGCCACGACACGGGGCTGCTCCAAGCCGATCTCACTGTCTATCGAGTAGATTTTCTCGTCCATCGCCTGACCGCTCGTCCCGAGGTGGATCACCTTCTGAGTGACCCACTCCCAAGTCGTCTGCCACGAGTTTGGCCCGTGGTTGAATAGGCGATGAAGCCAATGATCGACGGCAACCCGCTCGCCGTCCGGCGTTCGCTGCATGATCCGAAGCGGGAGATTGGCGAGCGTTTCGCCAATGACCCGAAGGCAGGCGAGATAGACCGTCGATCGCATCACCTCGTCAGCGTCGACCTTGATGCCAGACGGATTGCTGTGCGTGGCCGACAGGAATCGCCCCGCGTCGTTGTCCCAAAGGAAGTTGCGGGACGACACGCCGTTGTCGAACCTCACGCTGCGGTCGCCGGTCGGCTCGGAGAAGTCGTCAGGGAGCCACAGCAGTCGAGAGGCAGCGATCATAGGACGATGATTCCCGGCTTTGGCTTCGGTGCCTTGTTGACGATCTGCTCTTGCTCCCACCACCCGAGAGCGAAGATGAGGGCCACGATCCCGTCGATGCGGCCGTTCGACTTCTTCTTGACCGGCCGCATGTCCTCGTAGGCGTTCGTCTCGACCGTCACCGCCGCTGCCTGTGCCGACAGGGCAGGATTGCCGCCGTGCCGCACCTTCCGCTCCAGCACGAGCGCTTCCAGCCGCTTCGTCGGCGCCGACATGGCGCGAAACGACTGCGGGTATTCTTTGACGTTAAGCCCCTCCCCTTGCAGTTCCACGGCAAGCTGCGTGGCACCAGTGATGTCCACGACGATCTGTTCGATCTGGTGATTCTTGGCGTACTCCAGCACCCACTCACGAATCCGGGCATGGTCGATGACGTCGCCGTCTGTCGCGTAAATCCAGCCCTCCTCGACCCAGCGGCCGTAGGGGAGATGGTCCCGACGCTCGGCCTCCGCGACACGATCCTTGGGCATGAAAAGCATCGTCTCGACGTCGAACGTGCCGTCTTCGTTGGGGAACAGGGCAGATGCCGCAGAGAAGTCGATCCGCTTGGACAAGTCCATGCCCAAGATGCACTTCCGGCCAGACAAGTCGCCCGGAGTGGCATTGCAGGCGTTCCACCGTTCGGGATCAATCCAGCGGTCAGCGGACTCTGTCCAGACACCGAGCGAGCGTCTCAGCCAGCCATTGAGCTTGGTCGGCTTGTTCTTGGCCTCCATCGCGTCTGACGCGAACGATTCCATCGTCATGGTGATGCCCATGCCGGGATTGCATCGCCGCCACACCTCCGGGTCGAAGTAGTCTTCTCCGATCGCTGGCCCGTAGATTTTTCCGTAGAAGCGGGGGTCATAGGCAGGGTTTGCGATGACTTGCTCGGCGTACTCGTGCTGCTCCCAGCACAGGCTTTGCCGGTCGCTTCCCGCCGTCGTGATCGTGATGAGGAGCGGGTGCTTTCTGGAGCGGCCTGCGTAGCGGAGCGAGTCCCAGAGAAGACGGTCGGTCTGCGTGTGAAGCTCGTCGAAGAACACGAACGAGTACGACGGACCCTCGGCCGCGCCAGCGTCACGGGAGATGACGGACAGGCTGGACCCGCTTGCACGATGGAAAATGGTCTTTGTCGACCGGACGACCTCAAGCTCGTAGGCCAGTGCTGGGGATCGCTGGATCATGTCGGCCATCTCGTTGAAGATGATCGACGCCTGCCCGCGAGTCTTGGCCGCGATACAGCCAAGCGCTCCCGGCTCGTCATCTCCGATCAACTGGTAGGTGCCGAGCCATGCCAACGCACTTGACTTGGCGTTCTTTTTTGGCACCTCGATATAGACGACCCTGTACCTTCGCAGTCGCTCTGGCGTGTCTTCACGCCAACCATAGATCGGGCGGATCAGCCACTCACGATGCCAGTCGATCAACTTGACCGGCTCGCCTGCCTTCGCTGTCGGGGAGTCCTTCGTGTGGCAGCAGAGCGACTCGATGAAGTCCTCGACGGCCAGCGCCTTGGCCTCGTCGTAGACGAATCCGGGGACGTATTCAGCTTGCCGAATGGCGGGCACGCCACTGAGCCAGGGGGGAGGTGGGGCTGCTGCTTCCATGCACGTTCACCTGCGACCTGCTGCTGGGCGTCATCCCGAACTCTTGCTCGATCCGAAGCATTGCGGCGTGGTGCCGGTACATCTGTGTCGCCCACGGCGCGACCTGCGTGTACTTGATCCGCAGCTTCCCCGGCTCGCGGTTGGGGTCTTGCTCCCAATGCGTGTACTCCTCGCCGGCGACCTTCACCTTCTCATAGCAGGCAAGGTACTGAGCGGCCGTGATGCAGTAGCGGATCAAAACCGGAACGTCGGCCTGAGTCAGAACGCGAGCGGAAGACAGCCTCGCCACGGTGTCCCGCCAGACCTCAGCGGCCTTTCCCTCCAGCACCGCCGGTGGCGGGCAGTCCCCCGACACCGGCTCAAACACCGGCTCGCCGCCGTTGAATTGCTTCTTGCTCGGGTTGCCCTTGAGCATCGAGATGACGGTTGGTTCTGGCGCCGGACCACGCTTGCCCATCAGGTTTTCTCCGAAAGCACGGATTCCCAAACAATACGCGACAGCGCCGCTGCCTCAAAACTTGAGTCCAGCCGGTAGGTGCCGGGGAACTGCATCGCCAGATTGTGGTGCTTGGTGACTCGCCCGCTGACCCAGGCTTCGGACTGCGCCGGGAGCCTGTGCTGGCGCGCCCGCATCTTTCTCCTCGCGTCCGCGAGCGCGTCGTCGCAGGACAGGTAGAACGCCAGCAGGCGGTAGTGCTTCTCCACCTCGCCGAAAAACCGCAGATTCGCCAGCCGATCCCCCTCGGCGAACACCAGACCGCCGGCTTTGCATTTCCGCATCGCCGGCACCCAGCGTCCGGCGTCAGCCACGGCCGTGTAGGACAGCGTGTCGGTCCCGCCGAACGGCCACGCATCAGACCCCAGGACGCCAAACAGACCGCCGCCCCAGGAGTAGCCGCGGTGCTTGATCGGCGTCATGGCTGAGTAGAGCATCATCCCGCGGCGGCAGACCTCCCGCATCAGCGTCGTTTTGCCGCTGCCCGGCTGCCCGAAAACGTAGACGAAGGTGTTCATGTCGCGGGAACTTCCCGCGACGCTTCGATCTGCCGCCTCACCTCAGGATTGACCGCAACGTCCACGACAAGGTGAACGCGATCAACCGGCGACTGGTTCTGAACGCTGTGCGGCTTGCGAGTGTCGAGGTAATAGACGCCCCCAGCGGCAAGATGAGCCGACCGCTCTGTCCCCTCCAGATCCCAAACGGTCATCTCGATGTCTTTGTGGGTCCGAATGGGAACGTGAAACCGAACCAGCATCCCATCTCGGGTTCCGACGGCGTGGTCCTGAATGTCACTGTGCCGGCCGAGTTTGCCGTTTCTGTCCTTGTGCGCCACCATCCGAAACAGCCGAACGCGCTCAAGCTGCCCCCACGCCGAGATCGACTGGACCCAGCGGCGAATGCGAGGAGTTCTGTCGGCCAAGACGGTCCATTCGCAGGTCAGATTCAGTTCGTTGGGATGCTCGTCGCGCCACTTCTGGGGCATCTCCGAAGGCTTGACGCCCCATCTCGGGTCGAGCTTTTTGTAGCCACGGATAGACACCGCTGACCATGTTCCGTCGGAGTAGTAGGGGAAGTCGTCGTGCCAGCAGTCCACTGACCTCAACTCCGCTTCGAACTCAGCGGAGGGCACGGAAAGATCAACCTTGGTGAACGTCCGCTGGTCGGACACAGCGATTGGCAGCGCCGGCTCGTCGTTTCTGCACCAGCAGGCGATGATCTCGCTGGTCGCTGAGACGCGATAGGCTTTTGGCTTCCATCCGGCCTGACGAAGCTGCTGGGATAACTCCTTGTCCTCAACGTAGGCGTAGACGTAGTTGTAGTGACTCACCCACGCCGGCAGCGGCGCTCCGGCGTCTCTTGCAACGTGCGTCAGCACGTTCGCTCCTGGCGCAAGACTGTAGGCGCGGCCCGTGAAGTCCTTGCGGGACGACCCTCGCGGCAGTGCTTTTCGGATCGCAACAAAACCGCTTGCCGTCAGGACGCTGCCCGGATTGGCTGCCAGTTCCTTGGGGAGCGGCGCCGCGAACTGACCGCCTTGGTAACGCTTCGCGTAGACCGAGATGAACTTGTTGACCTGCTTAGCGTCCACAGATTTCCTCCAGTTTGCACCAGCGTTGTTTCTCGCCGGACGCCCAAGCCTCGACGCGAGGCATTCGCCCGAACTTCTGCATGGAGCGGTTCCAGTCTGTTCGATATGCCGGCGGCTTTTGCCCCGACAGTTCGAACAGCAAGGTGTGCGGCAGGACGGCCTTTCTGCCCTCAAGGTACAAGTCCCACAGCCAGCGGTACTCGGGCCAGTCGGCCATCATCTGAACCGTCTCGGCGTATTGCTCGTCGATGTAGCAGCCGCCGTATCGGCTGCCCCTGTGCTGCCGCTTGTAGTTGCAGCAAGCCGTCTCCAGGGTGAACCGGTCCGCTCGCGGAAACGACAGACCGCTCAGGTACTCTGCTGCGGTGCGCTCCAGCAGCTTGACCCCAGGCCCGGAAACGCTGCTTCCTGTCAGGTCGTCTCGGCCGATGCAGAACGCCCACCCGGCACGGTGGCTGGCTCCATACCTGAACTCCATGTCCGCCGCCTCGATAGGCGCGTCAACAAGTCGCCTCAGCGCCTCAGAAAAACACCAGTGCCCCATCCTCCCCCAGTGAAACCAAACCGTCTGGCACTGCTCTTTGAGCCTCAGGTAGTTCACCTTGGGATCGCTGGAGCCGAAGCAGTCAGTGATGAACTTCCCGAGCGTTCCGTATCCTGCGATGGAGCGGCCGACAGACTCAAGGAACTGCGGGAAAACCATCTTGCGGTACTTGCAGTCGG